TCGGTGGCGCGTTGTATCCGTGCTACGACCTTGATTGCGCTATCCAAGCCCAGACTTCGTAATCCACAACTAAGCAACACAAATCATCTACTATCAGAACAGAACTAAGGAGCACCAAATGCCAACATCAACTTACCTTTCAAACCCAGTCGTATTGATCGGCGCCACTAGCGCGTCAACGACCGACATCACCGATATGGTTTCTGCTTGCAGCCTCGTTGTAACCAAGGAAGCCCTTGAAGACACGGCGTTCGGCCAAAATTCCCGCACCATGACGGGGGGCCTCTTTTCAAATACCTGTACGTTAAGCATTTATGCGAGCTATGCGACAAGTGAGTCTTACTCGGTTTTGTCAGCGCTTCTCGGCACAAAGTGTTACATCAAAGTGACTCCAGCGTCTGGTGCTAACTCGGCAACGAATCCAGGGTTTGAACTAACCGAGACTTTCATGAGTTCGCTACCTGTCATCAACGCCTCCCTTGGAGAGCTTTCAGTTTACCAGATAGAGCTACAGGGCGGCTCGTACACAATCGACGTAACCTGATAAACAACGGCTCCAAGCCGACATAGGAGAACCATGAAAATCAAATTGCAGTTAAAGCGCAACGCCGACAGCGCGCCCGAGTACTACTACACAAACCTGTTTGTAGTAACGGAATGGGAACGGCTTGAGCGTCGCAACATTCAGCAACTATCAACTAACCCGCTTTACAGCGATTACTGCTGTTGGATGCACACGATCTTGAAACTTAAAGGTGAGCAAGTCGGCGACAACTGGCGCGAATGGATTAGCAAAAACCCAGAGCTGGAGATCATTCCGGTATTGGACGAGACTGACCCAAACCCTACGGACGCGGCACCTACCGCCGCCAATTAGCAGAGATTTTGGTCGCGGTCGGTTGGTGGCCTAGCGACATTGTGTTTGACGCTCGAGATATAGCAACGGTCATTAAAGTGCTTAACGAGGCAAACAAAAAACGGAGATAACGTGGCGGAAGTATCGGCAAAGGTTGAGGTCGTCGGGCTTAAGGATGCTTTGAAGACCCTTAACAAGATTGACAGAAACCTGCGCCGAGAAATTACAACAAGTTACAAACAGATTGTTCAGCCTGTTATTGACGATGCAAACAAACTTGTGCCTACTGGCGTCCCTCTGTCTGGTATGGCGCGCAATTGGCAAACCCGATCAGGGTTCCAGATCTTGCCGTGGATACCTGGCATGAAGCAGAAGATCGCTGCAAAGATCAATACTCGAGCAATCAAGGAATACAGCGGAAACAAAACCAATGTCGGCACGTTTGCCATTCAATGGAAAGGCGCGACTGGCACAATGTTTGACACGTCCATGGCTGGCTCATTAGGGCGGGCGCTAACTGCACGCTATGGCAGTCGTTCGCGAGTAATGTGGAAAACGTACGAGCAACGCCAAAGTGATGTCATGTCCGAGATGGAGCAACTGGTCAAGCGCGTCATGGATGAAGCGAACAGAGAGACCGCGTAATGGCAATCAATATCCCGATCATTTCAGAGTTTGACGGCAAAGGGATTAAGAAGGCTATTGCCCAATTTAAGCAACTGGAAACAACATCGGAAAAAGCCCAGTTTGCAATTAAGAAGGCTGCGGTGCCGGCAGCTGCGGCGCTTGGCGGTTTGGCGTTGGCGCTTGGTGACGCAACTAAAGCTGCAATGGAAGATCAGCAAGAGCAGGCGGCGTTAGCGCTTACTTTGCAAAATGTGACTGGCGCGGGTGCTGCACAGACCGCACAGATTGAAGATCAGATCAGCGCAATGTCTCGAGCGTCTGGCATTGCTGACACGGAATATCGCAAGTCATTAGAAGCTTTAGTGCGCGGTACAAAAGACGTTGACTTGGCCATGAAGGACATGAACCTGGTAATGGACATCAGCACGGCGTTACAGATGGACAGCACCACGGTGGCCGACGCATTGGCAAAGGCATACCAAGGCAACTTTAAGGCGCTCCGATCATTAACCCCAGAAATGGCAACAATGATTAAAGAAGGCGCAACCCTTGAGGAAGTCATGGATGTGCTCGGTGGAACCTTTGGCGGCGCGGTAGCAAAGAATGCTGAAACCGCTGCAGGGAAAATGGCAATCTTTAAAAACTCAATTGCCGAAACCAAAGAAGGAATTGGCGCAGCGTTTTTGCCTGTGCTTGAGGAAGTTCTGCCATACATGCAAAAGTTTGCAGATTGGGCACAAAACAACCCAGAAGTGTTTACTCGAATCGCCATAACCATCGGCGCAATTGCCGCCGCCGTAGTTGCGTTAAACATTGCTTTGGCTACTAACCCGTTTATTTTGGCAACGGCTGCAGTTATCGGCTTGGCTTTGGCGTTTAACAAACTTGTTGATGCAGCTGAGCGAATCAACAGCATTGGAGGTCTTGCAGCAAGAATCCTCGGCGGACTTGCAATGCCAGTAATTGGCAACGTGGCAAACATTCTTGATGGGATTGACTTTTCAAAATTGATTCCTAGCGCGCCGAAACCTACATCATCTATGCCAAACATCCCGCGCATGGCCGAGGGTGGCATTGTCAGCTCCCCTACTCTTGCCCTAATTGGCGAGGCAGGCCCAGAAGCCGTAGTGCCGTTAGATCGCATGAATAGCGGCGGGGGAGTGACGATCAACGTCACAGGCGGACTTGCTACTAGCGCCGAAATCGGTGAGTCGGTCGTTAACGCTTTGCGCGCCTATTCGCGTAGCGCTGGGCCGTTGCAGTTACAGGTGGCCTGATGCCAGGCGTAGCAGTCGTCAATTCTGGCAACTATGACCTGCAGATCGCCACAGGGTTTTTGCAAGATTCGTTTATTCTTGACGATGCTGTAAAAGGCGTACTTAATAACACCGAATACGTGCTGGACGGCACCACCGAGTTTGCCGATGTGATGGACTCGGTAACAAACGTCAATGTGCGGCGCGGTCGCCGTGACGTGGGCGATCAGTTCAGCGCTGGCACAATGACATTCACCATTCAAGACGTGGACGGCATTTTCAACCCGTTTGACCAAAACAGCCCGTACTACGACACCCCACAAGCAAAGCCTGGGCTTGCCCCATTGCGCGAAGTGCGACTAATCCGTTACAGCTCAACTGATGTTCCCGAGTCATTGTTTAGCGGGTATGTCGTCAATTATGACTACAACTTCGCACTCGGCGGTCTGGACACCGTGACCGTGTATTGCGCTGACCAGTTCTACCTACTTGCACAAACATTCCTAGACGAACTAAACGTCACCCCAGAGACATCAGGCGAACGCATAGAAACAGTCCTAGACCTACCAGAAGTTGATTTTCCAGCAGGCGCTCGAAGCATCGCCACAGGCACCGTCAACCTAGGCCACGACAGCAACTACACCGTGCCGGCAGGAACAAACGTGTTGCAATACATTACCCAGATCAACGAGACCGCCGAGTTTGGGCGTGTGTTTATGTCAAGGGCTGGGGTGCTGACATTTCAAGAGCGCATTGGGAACACGTTAAGCGCGCCTGTCGCTGACTTCCATGATGACGGAACAAACTTTAAGTATGACGGGGTAGGTATTTCGTTTGAGGCGGACTCGGTAATTAACCGCGCGGTCGTTACAGGGCTCGACGGCAAAACCGCTACCGCTACCGATGCAGGGTCTATTGCAACTTATTTTATTCAGACAACAAGCATCACTAATAGCCTGCTACATGAGCAAACAAGCATTGATGACGCTGCCGACTATCTGCTTAACCCAGAGCCCGAACCGCGGTACACGTCCGTGGCCACCAAGTATTTGATGTTGACCACGGCCCAAAAGGACACCCTGGCAACCGTGGACATTGGCGACACGATCAGCGTAGAAAAGACGTTCCCTAGCGGTTCTGGCACAACCCAGTTGGCTCAAGAGCTGTCAGTCGAGGGCATTGAGCATCGTCTGGATTTCAGCACAGGCCACAGCGTCCTTTACAGCACCGCGCCAACCACAATTGTGTTTGAGCTAATTCTTAACGACGCGGTGTATGGCACACTT